GGGCACTCCTCTCAAAACATTTAAGCAATCCTGAGACTCGTTATGAAACTTATCGTTTAATTATTTCTTCCGGTAACGGAGCTGCTAAGACTGCTTTTGGTTCCATGACCAACATCATGTTGATGTACACTCAGAGATTAAAAGCAAGAATTACGGCCAACACCGATCCGCAGATGAAAACCATCGTCTGGCCTGAGTACGATAAGTGGTTCAGATATGCTCGGTACAATGAACTCTTTTTTGAGAAGTTCGGAACTTCCATTAAAGCAAGAAATGAAAAACTTGCTGAAGTGTGGAGGATCGATACCGTAACATGGTCTGAGCAGTCACCAGCGTCGATTTCAGGTCTTCATAATAAAGGCTTCGCTGTTTCCTATACCTTTGAAGAAGCACCTGGTATTCCGGCCATTATCTGGCAATACGCTTCGGGTGCTTTTACTGAGACTGAGACAATCAAATTAATGATGGCCTTTGGTAACTCCGATGATCCTGAGTCTAAGTTCGAACAAAATATGGCATCTCCGTTATGGCACTCACGACGAATTGATACGAGATCCCTTTCTCACATCGATCCGAAACAAGTTGAAGCGTGGTTAATAGATGCTGGTGGAGATGAAGAAAATGATGACTTCCGAGTACGTGTTCGAGGACTACCAAGGAAATCGAGTAAAGATTCCATTATTAAAGTTGAGACAGTAGAAGCAGCTCTCGCTCGTAGACATACCTTTGATATAAACAGTGTAAGTAATTTTCCTGTTATTTTATCTTGTGATCCTGCTTGGCAAGGTGGAGATGAGACAGTCATTTGGTATCGTCAAGGACATTATCATTGTCTGCTTGAGAAATATAAACTCAACAAAGTCGATGGTGAGACTCACCAATTAACTTATAATAAATTATGTTATTGGGAACGAAAGTTAAAAGCAGATGCGGTTCACATCGATCAAGGTGAAGGTACTGCAATTTACACTCTAGCAATGAATGCTGAAAAACATCATTGGATACTTGTTTCCTTCGCTGCTAATCCGACAGATAATCCAGATCCAAGTAAATCAGAATATAAAAACATTAGAGCGATGATGTATTACCTTACTCAGAAAGCTTTACTTCAAGGTGCTGTCATTGACTCTAAAAATCCTGATTGGATTGAGATGATCAAAAAACAACTTTGTTGGACAAAAGGTACGAGACATAAAATCACACATCAAAAGTTAGCTGAACCAAAAGCGGATATTAAAGCTCGTGTTGGACAATCTCCTGACGTTGCCGATGGACTTGTTCTTCTTTATGCTTATGAAATTCACGATAAACTTCCTGAGAATGAATTAGATTATAATCCGATGGAAAATTTAGTTGGTGGTGGAGCATACAAAATGCAAACACACGAAGTGAATTATGGAGATAGCGGTGACGACTTATACCGTTGAGCGAGCGACAGAATTCACAGATGAAATCAGATTATTTTTTATCGTTAATGGGCCTACAATAAGTAAGCTCTTCGACGATAAATTAAATTATCAATACACAAATTACGAAGCGATGGTGAAGAAAGGAATTTTTTTAGTAGGAAGAAGAAACGGAGAAATGCGAGGTTATCACGTTTCGTTTCTTGGTAATCATGTGCTCGATCAAAATGTTAAGGTAATTCAACAACAAACTTTTTATGTAAAACCCGACTCGGGAAGAATGGCATACCATTTGTTTCAGAAATTTATTGACATAGGTAAAAGTGAAGCTAATCATATAATTACAATGTTGGCAAGACAAACTAATATAAAACCTTCAACTTTAAAGCGTTGGGGTTTTGTCGAGTTAGAAGTTCTTTACAGGATGGAGAATCCGTGAGTACAGGAAATAATTTTTTTCAAGATGCCTTAGATGTCGTCACTAATACTTTAAGCGGAAACTACGGCTTATTGGGATACGACACGAAAACAGGCAAGATGAAAGCAGGTGCTTTAGGTAAAGTGCTTATGGATGGAACCAAAGAGATTACTGGTGCCAACGCTGCTGAAGAAGCAAACGATATGGCCAGAAAACAGTATGAAGATTCTGTCGTTAAAGCTCGTCAAGATCGTGAAAACATGGTTGCTCAAAATGAAAGAAAGCAAATCCAACTTTCTAACAATGCTCCATCAGTTTCAAATAAAGGTTCTAAAATTAATCAATCAAAAGGTGCTCCACTTGTAGGTGACACTTCAGACTTTTTAGGACTATGAAAAAAACATCAAAACAACACTGTGAATTTTTAAGAAGTCAAGCGAAACAAAGGTTCGACAGATACCGTTCTACTTGGTGTGATCTTCTTCGTTGGGGACAACCTCACAAAGCAGATTGGATTTTAAGTCAAACACCAGGTGAAAGACGTAATCAACACATCGTTGATCCGACTCACGTTTTAGCTTTACGTTCTTGTGTTGCTGGTTTTTCTGAAGGGAATACTTCGACGACTCGTCCTTGGACTCGTATCGACAGTAAAGATTCTGATAGAAACGACAATCCTGAAAACAAAGCATGGCTTCAGCATTTCACTAAAAGAGTACTGTCAGCTCTTAGCTACAGTAACTTTTATCATGCTGCTGGAAATTTCTATTACGATTACCACACAGTAAATACGGGTGCTCATTATTTCCAAGAACACGAAAGAGGATTTCACGTACACACGTTGATTCCTGGATCATATTACGTCATCAACAACGCTTTCGGTGAAGCAGTCGTTTTAGTGAGAGAATTTTGTCTCAACGTTAAATCGGTGGTGGATCAGTACGGTGTGAAAGACCAAAATGGTAAAGTAGATTGGTCAAACATTTCTTCAGGTGTGAAGAAGATGTACGAGGATGGGAACTACAGTGAACAAATAGAGATCGTTCACATTATCCAGGAAAATCCTGACTATGATTTTAAAAATCCAGACGCTTTAAATAATCGCAAATGGCTTGAGCTCACTTATGAAATCGGTGCTCGTGATGCTGGTTACGGTGATGGAAACGCTTTCGAACTTTTAGCGACTGATAAAAATAAAGACGTATTTCTAAAGAGATTTACAACAAAAAGAAAACCTTTCGTTGTTGGAAAATCTACAGAATATAGTGAATACGGTTTATCAGGCCCAATGGTTGATTCCCTTGGACTTGTAAAATCCCTTAACAAAAAAGCGTTAGGTAAAGACCAAGCGTTAGAACAAATGTTATCTCCTGCTCTTCAAGGGCCAGCATCTTTAAGAAAATCTTATATTAGTCATGCTCCTAACACTTTCGTTCCACTTGACAGTAGATCGATGAGTAATAAGCAAAAGCTTGAACCGATCTTCCAGATTAATCCGGCAATCGGAACTTTAATTCAAGATGTAAGTGACATGAGACAGATGGTAGATAAAATTTTCTACGCTGACTTCTTAATGTACTTATCTAAAAATCCTAAAACAAGAACTGCTGCTGAAACAAATGCAATTATCGAAGAACAACAAAGAATTGTAGGGCCATCTCTACAAAGCTTAAATTCGACTTATAACGTTCCTGTCCTGGAATGGGTTATGGATTATGTTCTTTTCGAAGATCCATATTTAGAACCAGCTCCTGAGTCTCTACAAGGACAAGCTCTTAAACCTGATTTCATCTCTATCTTTGCTCAAGCTCAAAAAGCTGCAGATCTTCCTGCTATCGACAGATACGCTGCTATGATTGCAAACGTAGCTTCGTTCGATCCAAAAATTCTGCAGAAAATTAATACTGATAAATTAGCTGATCTTTATGAGGATCGTTTATATTTACCTTCGGGTTTAAACAATCCACAAAATAAAGTCGATGCTATGAGAGAACAGGCAGCAATGGAGCAACAGAGACAGCAAGCACTTCAAGAGACAATTCCAGCTATGGCCGGAGCTGCTCGTGATGTAGCAACTGCTCAATCTCAGTTACAATAATGGACGACATTAAAAAATACCAAGAAAGAATTGCTCGTCAAGAAATGCTCGAACACAGAGACATTCTCTTGGCCATTAACGTGATCTTAAAACAGAAAGAAGGACTTCAACTTTTTGAGTATCTGTTTAAGCATCTTGACGTAACAATGGTTCCTGAGCGAGGATTACAAGAAAATGATTTACACGAATACTTAGGCTTCTTGCGGGCTGGGAATTCGATTTATAAACTTGCATGTGAAGCTGATTCAGAGATAGCAGCTTCCATTATCGCTAAAATGGAGAGGAAGAGATATGCAGACATCTACGAACAGTACAGAATCGAAAACGGACTCAACAACGACGACAATACCTAGTCCAACAGGTTATGAAAAAACTACTCCACCTGTTGAAACTAATAGTGAAAACAACGTGGACGACTTCGGTTATAAAACAGATGAACCTAAAACTGTTGAAGCACCAAAGACAACTGAACCTGAAAAAAAGACTGAAGAAAAACCAGTTGAAAAGGCAGTTACAGGTTACGGAAAGGAATCTGAAGCACCACCAACAGAAGATAAAACTAAAGAACCTGAAAAGAAAGAAGCAGATGCTCCGAGCACAGACGAAGAGAAATTAAAAAAAGAATTAGAAGAAGTTGCAAAAGATTTCCCTGAAAGTGTTGATAAAGAAAAAGTTCTAAAGTTCGCTCAAGAAAATAAATTAACCAAAGAACAGTTAGAAGCTTACAAAAACTTCTCAAAAGAAGAACAAAAAGAAATCGAAACTGCTCAAAAAGAATTTGTTAAGAAGCAAAGATCAGAATGGTTAACAGAATTAAAGACTGATCCTGAGTTTGGTAACGAACAATTCGATAAAAATGTTGACCGTGTAGAGAAGGTATTAGAAAAATATTTACCAAACATGAAAAAACAGTTGACAGAAAGGGGTAGTATGCTGCCTCCTTATATCATGAGAGACTTATTAGCTCTGTCAAAGGTTTTAAATCCAACGACAGAATTTGTGTCAGGTGATCCTGTCCAAGCTGAAAGTAAAGATAATAATTTTTTAGATTCAATGTACTCATAAATTCTTCGGAGGAATAAAATATGGCTGCTAAAGGTGCTACATTAGTTACACTGGCTGACGTTGCTAAATCAAAAGATAAAGAAATCGGAAAAGTTGCAGAAGTGCTTGTTCAGCACAACGCTGCTTTAAACGACATTCCTTATCAAGAAATGAACGAAGGTACAATTCACAAGGAAGATATTCGTTCAGCTCTTCCAGCGGTATATTACCGTAAAGCTAACCAACCAATTCCAGCTTCTAAGTCAACGATTGAAGAACGCTCGTTTACAGCTGCTCACTTTGAGTCTAAGTCTCAAATTGACCAAGCAGTTGCTTCTCGTGGTGGTGCTGATCGTGTTGCTTACAACCGTTGGAACCAAGCTCAAGGTCACTTACAAGCTCAAGCGATTGAGCAAGCAAGTTTGATGATCTACGGATCACCAGTTTCTTCTAACAGAAAAACTGCTGGTTTCTTCGACATCTACTCTACAGTAAGTGCTTCTGAAGAAACTTCTAAAAACGTTATCGACGCTGGTGGAACTGGATCGAACAACTGTTCAATCTTAAAAGTTCACTGGGGTGAGAGATCAGTTTTTGGTGTTTATCCAAAAGGAACTAAAGCAGGTTTAACTCGTATCGATCACTCTGCAGGTGGAAAACTTGTTCAGATTCACGGTACAGATGAAAACGGAAATGCTGGTACTTTCTGGGGTTACGAAGAAGAATTTAAAACAGATCACGGTCTAGTTGTAAAAGACTTCCGTCAAGCTGCTCGTATCGCAAACATCGACGTTCCAGCTCTAGTATCAGGTACAGGTGCTGCAGACCTTATCGACCTTATGATCTCTGCTAACTACAAAATCGATAGCGAAGAAAATGGTCAAGGTGTTTGGTACGTAAACAGAACTGTAGAAGCTCACCTACATAAGCAAGCTTTAACAAAAGTTGGTGCTGGTGCAGGACTTACTTTCGACAACTACCAAGGGAAAAGAGTTCTTATGTTCCTTGGATGTCCAGTAAGAAGAATGGATGCTCTACTAACTTCTGAAGCAAGAGTTGTTTAATACGAGGGAGTCGAAAGACTCCTTCTTAAATTTTAATTAATTTTAAGGAGAAATATTTATGAGATTCGATGTTGAGAATCAACTTTCAGTAGCTCAAGCTTTCACAGGCGCAGCGACTGTTTCAACTCACTCTTACATGAAGCAATCGGCAGCTCAAGACCTATCAATCGGTCGTAGAATGTCACTATTGCTTTTACCAACGGTAAACGCTGGTGCAGGTTCAACTCATACACTTGAAGTAATTCAAGCTGATGATGCTGCTCTTACATCAAACGTTCAAGTTCTTGGTTCAGTAAGCAAGCTTGCAGCTGCACTTACAAAAGGACAAGAAATTGAACTTCCGATTCCTCAAGGTGTAATGACTAAGCAATATCTTGGTTTCCGTCACACAGCTACAGGTGGTACAACTACTTTAACTGCTGACGTTTACCTTGTACCAGCTGATGAAATTCCAGCTTACAAGTCATTCACTAAAATTAACAACGCAAGCGTGTAAGAGGTAATGGAGATGAAGACAATGCCTCAAATGCCAGCGATGAAAAAAAACGAAACAACTGAAGTTGCAAGTCCTTCAGTTCATTCATCTCCTGTTCCAGCTTCTTCGGAGGCTGGTTCGGAAGATTTAAATGTACCAGGACATGAACTCACTAAACCACACTTAGATAAGGCCGAAGAAAAAGACAATTCTCTTGTTAAGGTTGCTTTCAATACACCAAGAAATGGAATTGAAGTAATGGCGACAAGAAAAGGGTTTTACAATCAACACAGAATTCAAGAAAATGAAACATTCAAGATTGGTTCGTTTGAAGAATTAGGTGACTGGATGAAGTGTGTTGATCCAGACTTAGAAAAGAAACGTTTAGAAATTTTAAAAAGCAGAAAGGCGAAATAGTAACTCTTCGTCTTTTTAAAGCGAAGGTGAAAAATGTCTTTTACGAAAACTAAAATTTACAATTTAGCTTGTTCAGCTTTATTACTTTCTCGTGAAATTTCTGATACGGAAACTGACAGAATTACAAACGAAGTGAGGGTACTCAATACCTTTTGGGATGATGCTCTCACTTCGACTCTACAAGAACTCGACCTTGATTCGCTATCAGAATCACTCTCCTTAGAAATGATTGCAACAATCGATGGCCCTTGGTCATTCGTTTACAAATACCCTTCAAGATGTGCCTTCCTAAGAAGAATCGAATCAGGTGCAATTACTGATAGTCGAAGCACTCACATTGCAAAGAAGATTGGTATCTATAACGGTCATAAAGCAATTTTCACCAATGAATATGCAGCAACTGCTGAGTGTATTACCAAAGACGTTGAATTAAACGTTTTAAGCTCTCCTGCAGGATTCGCTCTCGCTCACAAGCTTGCATTCCTTGCTTCTCCTCTCTTGGTAGGTAAAGGAGCTAAAACGTTGCGAGATGAGATCTATCAAAAATATTTGATGTTCTTAAACGATGCTCGCAATCTCGACTCCAATGAAAACTTTAACTATGACGACATTGCTACCAGATCGGAGTTTGTCGCTGCAAGGTTAGAATAAGATGGCATTAAAACCACAATTAAGTTTTTCTTCAGGTGAACTCGATCCAATCATGCACGATAGGGTAACTTTAGAGCGTTTTCAAAATGCTGTCGCTACAGCAAGAAACGTGATGATCGGAAAAAGCGGAACTGTAATGTCCAGGTTCGGAAGATTTTTTTTTAAAAATGCAGCTAACAGTGGTCAGATAAGAGTTTATTCACCACCAAGATCAGGTAAATTTTTAGAATTTGGAATCGATTCTGGTTCAGAAAGTTATGTTAGATTGTACGATATTAGCGGTACTCTTCTAAAAGAGTTTAAGCTTGCTACATATCCGGCCGTAAACTTTCGTGAAGCTGATATACCACTACTGCATTTTGCTAGTAACGGTGATTATGTTTACGTATTCAAAGGAAGATATTCTTTCTCAGAAAACTACAATGTATTCCGAATTAAAATAACTTCTACTTACGATGCTGAAATAGGTTTAACAGCATTAGATGTTGTAACGTTACCTTTTCCTACAGGATCGAGTACATTCACATCTGTAGCATCAGGTTATAACGTTGATATGGCATGGTCAGTAGTTTATAAAGGTCAAGAACTGCGAGCTTCAAACGTTGGTGTAATTAACACTCCTGCAGTTAAAAAACCGATTGCACCGACAGAAAAACTTGACATGAACATTTGTATAACAAGTGATGTTTCTCTCTTAGGTGACATAAGTGAAGTTAGAATTTATCAACGTCCTGCAGGTGGTTCATCTTACGGATACATTGGTAGATCTACAAGTCTTGATACAACAGCTGGAAACATCTGGTGTAAGTTTACCGATATAGGCGGAGAACCTGATTTCAGTAATACAATCCCGACATTAATTACAGCTGATATGTCTCCTGTAAGTACAGTTGGAGGACACTCGATAGCTACCGGAACATTCTATCAGCAAAGACTTCTCCTTGGTGATCTCACTACACTTAATCGTGAAGCGATTATAACATCTCGACCTGGATTTCATGATAATTTTTTCAGAGACTATCCTTACTCTGCGGATTCAGCTTTAAATTTTAAAGCAGGTGCAGACGGTAATGCTAGAGTTTTAAGAATGGTTGAAAGTGATGGCCTTGTAGTTTTCACTTCCGCAGGTGTTTTCGTCAGTGTTGGTGTACTGACTCCTGAGAATTGTGTTCTTCAAAAAAGAGGAGGATGGATCATTGATGAAAATATTCCTCCTTTGGTTGTTCCTGGTGGATTATTCTTTGTTGATAAATCTACATCGACAGTTAGACAGTTAGTTTATTCTCAAGAGATTGCTAGTTATGATTCATCTGATCAGTCAATTTTCAGTGATCACTTATTTAAAAAGAGAACTATCACTTCGTGGGCATTCCAAGAAGGGACAACTCCTATAATCATCGTCACATTCTCAGACGGAACATTTGCTACTTTCACATATAATTTTGAACACCAAATGAAAGCGTGGACAAGACACGATACTATTTATCCTGTTGAGCAAGTTGAAAGTACAGGAATTTCAGATACGACCATTTTCGTAATTAATAAAGATGGTCAACGTCAAATTGAAATGACCATTCCGAGAACTATTCCTCCTGCTGTTTATGCGGCAAATCCTGAAGCTGAAAAATTAGCTTATAGTGCTTTCATGGATGGAGTTAAAGTTAAAGTTGAATTACTCAATGATGATTTAGTAGGAGCTGGTAATCAGTTCGTTATTCATCCTGTAACAACTGATGATTGGACTGATACAAATTTAGTTCTTTCTTGTCTCGGACTTTTTACAGTTAGCGGTGCAGGTACAATCGGAAGTGTGTACAGATTTTTTCATCCAATTGATAAATCAGTAATAGATTTAAGAGTAACGAGTAGAGTGAGCGATAACGTAGTAATCGTTGAAGCTACTGACGAATGGCCTGAAGAATATTCTTCGGGATTCAGACTTTATAAAACACATACAACTGTCACAGGACTTGATCACTTAGGTTACGAAGATGTTTCTGTAATGTGTGACGGTGATATTATCAGCTCACCTTATAACGATGTTGATGGTGATACTGTTTTATCTGTGCCAGGTTTTGGGCCTTCTGCAGGGATATTAACACTTCCCGAACGTTCAGCAATTACGATTGTCGGACGACCGATTGTAGCTGACATTAAAACTTTAAATATCAGTACACTTGAACAATCTCCGACAATGATTGAATCTTTAAGTGTGAATAAACTTTACATGAGAGTTTTTGAATCGAGAGGACTCTACGTTGACAATCAATTCCCTGAAGAAAAAGAAGGTGAGGTTGATGGAACAAGTGTTGAAGGAATGCAAAGCTTAGATGATTACGATGTACCAAGTGGAAGTCCTATCATTGGAAATAGATCAAAACCTAAATCTTCTAAACGTCACGAGATTACTCTTCCTGGTTCATGGGAGTCTCAAGGGCAAATTGCAATTAGACAAGTTGATCCTCTCCACTTTGAAATTCTTTCAATCGTTGCAGACGTAGAAGTATTAAAAAGGAGTGATAGATAAATGATTCAATATGCAGCATTAGCAGGAATACAATTAGCAGGTGGATATTTTGCAGCTCAAAACATGCGAGAGTCTGCTCGACTTAACCAAGAAATTGCAGACATGAACGCAGAGTTTGCTGAACTCGATGCTTTCGATGCTCAAGCTGAAGGACAATCTGAACAAGCTCGTTATGATTCTGTCATCAAACAAACAATGGGTGAACAACAAACAATACTTGCAGCTCAAGGTGTGGATGCAAGTTACGGAACAAACGCTGCTCTCGCTGAAGAAAATAAATTCATCGGTGAAATGAACTTGCTTGAAATTAAAAAACACGCTGAAGAAAAAGCTCTTGGTTATAAAACGCAAGCACGAGAGTTTAGAACTCAAGGAGCTATGCAAAGAGCAGATGCTGACAGTAAAGCAGCTACTGTGAAATTTAACAGTATGATGAGTGCTGCTCAAACAGGACTCACTGGATACAAAGCTGCAGGTTCTCCTAGCTTCTGGACAGAGGATATGATGGGGAAAGAAAAATACGACAAGATGATGAGTGAAAATAATAGTGCTAAGGGATGGTGGGAATAATGCCAGTATCAGTACCAAAATTACAAAGAATGCAACCTTCAGAAGCAATGCCTAATAATCCTCGTATTAATATGCAAGCTCCTAACAATGCTGACGATATTATGTCTCGTACAAATGCTGTTGCAAATGTTGTAGAAAAAGGAATCGACATCTACAAAGACATGGAAGATAGCAAGATTCAGTCACTAAGTTTAGAAGCTGAACGTGATTATACCATTTGGAACAATGATCAACTTCAAAAACTAAAAAGTTACGAAGGTGATCCGACAAATGCGTATGCTGAATATGAAACTGCAGCGAAAGAAAAATACAATGAAATTTTAAACTCTCGTCCTGATTTAAACAATCGTGTAAAACGTGGACTCGAAGGAAGTTTATATAAAGTTGCTGAAAATAATCGTATTGCAGTTTTAAAACAAAGAGGAGCACAACAAGAGACTTATGAAAATAATCTCTTCGAATCAGGAATCAAACTTAAGAAAAATAACTTGGCCATCAACGCTGGTTATATTCGTAAAGATGATCCAGGTTCGTATCTACCTTTTGATGAAAATATCTCTGACATCAAAACGACTATTGCTAAAAGAGGAATTGAAAAAGGAACTGTAACGAGACTTCCTGACGATGCTAAGACGTGGGATCACATCTACAAAGATGCTGACGGTAACATGGTCAAAGTTCAGATGACCGACATTGCCAAGCAAAGAACAGGTAGAGAAGTTTCCGAAGGTGTTTCAGAATCTATCAAGTCGATGATTGCAGCTGGATACACGGAAGAAGCTCAACAAGCTTACGAAAAATATAAACCGTACATCGATGCTAAATCACAAACGACTATCGGTAATAAGTTCAAAGATACAGTAACGAAAGAAACTGCTTACAATGAAATTGCTAAAATTGAAGGTCGTCCTGACGAACAACAAATGCAGTTGATCGAAGCGATTAAAGATCCTGAATTAAAAGCTGAAGTTTTAAAAATTAAAAACACCAACGATGCTCGTCGAGATGCTATTCGTGATCGTAGAGAAAAAGCAAACTATGAACGATTAGGTGGTATCGTTGAAAAAAGAATGAGCAGCGGAAATCCGTTCTACGGAATGGCAGACTTAGAAGCTGATCCTAACTTTAAAGCAATCTATGACAGATTAGATGTCAAGGGTAAAAAAGCGATTAGAGAGATGGTTCAAGCTCCGAAAGAAACTGATCCGAAAGCGGAAGTTAAAGTTCAAGATTTAGTCTTTGGTAATACAGAAGTTAAATTAGAAGATTTATCTCCTGCTGAATTTCAAAAGTACACTGTAGGTTTAAGTAAACCGGACAAAAATAAATACACTAACCTTTACAATAGAGCGAAAAATCAGACTGCTGGTGAAGAAAGAGCTTCATATAAACTCGGTGGAAAGATGCTCGAAGAACAAATGTTAATCGACGGACATATTACGAGAAACGCTAAGACAGGTCACTTCGATCCTGAAGATGAAATCACATTTCTTAAGGCCAAGAATGCGCTTATCGATCATATGGATAAAGTCGGAAACATGAATCAGAAGGAGATGAAAGATTTTATTAGAGAGTTTAGTGCTACTGAACTAAGAGGTAAAGTTTTTAATTCACCAATTAAGAGAAGTTTAACTGCTCCTTCACCAAAATCTGCAGCTGCGACAGCTCCGGCACCTGCTAAAGAACTTGTGCTTTCCCCTCAAGATAGTTTAAAATTTAAGAAACAATTTCAAACACAGTACGGCTATATCCCAACTAAAACGGATAAAAAGTTTATCGACTTCGTACAATCTAATAAGTAGGGTGAGATGGAAATTCCAGTTTCAGACGATGTAAAAGTAGTTCCTGATGATAGCACACTTCATAAAGCTCTTTCTCTGACTACTGCAAGTCCTGAAGAAGCTGCTAAGAACATTGACCGATCCAGGTTATTTGAAATCTCTCCTGACTCTTACAACGGTTTAAAACCGGAACTTGAAAGAGATGCAGATGCTTTCGAAAGAATGCCTTCTTCTGTTGCTCCTGAAACTAAGAAATTTCTTACTCAGTCTGAACAACACGCAGCTCTTGGTAAAGACGACATCAAACCGATGAACTGGTTCGAGAAGAGAGCTACTTATTTAAAAAATAAACTCGTCGATATTCCTTCTATTAATAATCAAATTATTGAACTCTCAAATAAAGAAGTTACTGAAGGTAAATTAAGTGATGGTGAAAAAGAACTGCTCGGAGAACTAAACGCTTCATTTGCTGAGATTAATAAATCAGCTGAAGAAATTCCAGGTATCTCAGATTTTGAAAAAGGTACTTCGATGGTTCTCGAAGGTGTTGAAGACTTCGGAAGATCATATTGGGATAACAAAGCAATTCTTGCAACGACTACTGCCACAGGTGCAGGTCTTGGTGCTCTATCAGCTTCATTTATTCCTGTCCCGGGTTTATCGACTGCTGCAGGTGGTGTTGCCGGAGCTATCGAAGGATTTACGACAGGTTCAACTATCGTAGGATTCGTAGACGGTTACAGTAGAATGAGAGGTATGATGAACAATGAGCTTTCTCAACTTAAAAATGAGAAAGGTGAACCGTTAAACATGCCGATTGAAAAGAGAGCAAGAATATCTCAAGGTGTTGCTCTTATCGCAGGTATTGGTCAAGGTTTTGCAGGTCGAATAATTGCCAAGAATAATCCGTTCATGCAACAGTTTGTATCTCCAAAATTAGCTGCAAAATTATTACAAAAGAGTCCAGAAGTTTTAGCAAAAATGCACATCTTAGGTGGTGTTGCTGAGTCAGCTTTAACAATGGGTGGTTCCGCTGCTCTTACTACATTGACGAAAATTGTTGGTGAGAACTTCGCAAAAATGGATGACTCTGAAGCAAGTTTTACTAATGCGCTTGAGCAGTCAATGAACTCTGATACGTTCAAAGAAATGGCAAAATCTGCAGGTGTTGGAGCAGCAACTGGTGTTGCTATTTCTGGAACAATGGGTGTTGCTGGTTACAAAGGACTCACTAAACGAATGGCAGATGCTCAACGTAGAGAGCAGTTTAGACAGTATAGACAAAAGCAAGATGCTTGGATGTACGAACAAAACGGAACTCCTGAGCAACAACAAAAATTCATTGAGACAAAAAACGTAAATCAAAAAAGAGCTGAAGTTTTAGAAACACAAAACACCATGCTCGAACTCGCTAAAGATATTAAAGACACGAAAGTTCAAAAACATGCTCCTCAAGAAATGAAAGCTTTCACACAGAAAGTGTTCTCTGCTCTCGGTATGGGTGAGAATTTTTGGTTCACAATGGAAAGTATCAAAGACTTCTCTGAGAAAAATCCTGAAGCTTCCGCAGCTGTCAGAAAAGTTATCGATCCTAAAGGTGAAATGACTAAGATGGTATCGGAGCTTAATACTCCTGTCGCTATTCCTGGTTCTGATCTAATTCACATTATAACAGAGTTTCCAGACATCGCAGACCACATGAGACTTACTCCTGATGGTGAGAGTCCACATGAAGCTAGAACCAACGCTAAAGCTTTTACGGAGCGTTTAACAGGTGCAGCTGCTAAGAGAGAGGAAATTCTTTCTTCCCTTGGTGTTGATCAACCGATGACTCCTGAGATTGAAGCACAGTTAAAAGAACTTGCAACTCAAGCACACGATCCAAACGTTTACAATGACCAAAATCATTATATCGAAAGTCAGTCTTTTAAAGAGATGGACGGTATCATGACTAAAGAAGAAGCTGAGACATGGAACACAACTCATCTTGGTGCTCGTCTTGCTGTAGCTGAATCTTTAAAAGCGGAAGTTGATGATCATTTCCAAGGAATTGAAAATAAAATTTTCCGTGATGTAAACGCTAAAGACATTGCTCACGATATCAAAAGACTTGATTCTGAATTTAAAGTTATCGATAGATTCAAAGATAAAACAACAACAGCTCAAACTGTTGAACATAAAGATCGTGGTTTTAGTGCTGTTGCAATCGATCCGAAATCTCTACCTGAAGATTTAAAAGAAATTTTCATGAAAAATCCTACTCACATGGCACAACTTACAAAACGTAAAGTTTTTGTGGAAGGTGGATTAGACTTAGAAGAATCAGCTGCACTTAACGGTGTTGAAGATGGTGCTGAACTTTTACGTATTCTTGCTATGACTCCTTCAAAAGGAGAAGTAACTAAAGTTCGTGAACAACGTAAGATTGAATTAAGAAATAGAATTCACCAAACAATTAATCCTGCTAGACAAATTTCTCGTGACGATGCTTTTTCTAATTTAACAAAAATCCATATTAAAGAAATGGAACACATGAGAACAAAAGAATGGCCTACGACAAAACGTGGGATCATTAAGATTGCTTCTCCTCTTCCGACGATCGAGTCGTTAAATACGAAAGCAAAAGAAACGCTTGCTAAAATGCCGATCAAAGATATTAATCCTAATGTTTACAAACAAGGTGAGAGTGTATCTCAGAGAACTGCTTTAAAGAATTTTTTAAATGCTGAGTTTGAACAAGCTTTCGACAACAAACAAAAAGCTGCTCAAAATAATGAGATGAGAAAAGAAGCTCTCAATGCTTTGGATAAAGTAGCGAAGTACGAAAAATTCTGGAAGAAAGTTAATAAACCAACGATCCAACAAGAATTAAAAGATGCTGGTTACGATAAAGTAATGAACGACTTCTTAGAAGTTTATAAACTTGATGGAGCTGTAAAAGGTCAAGCTGAGAAAAACGCTTTCAATAACTGGATTAAAAAACAAGTTAACGAAGGTAATTACACTCCTGTTGTTCCTGAACGTTTAGACAATGTTCAAGAGTCATATAAAGATTTAACACTCGAGCAGTACCAAGCAATCACTGAGATGGGACAATTCTTGGTTCATAAAGCGAAGTTAAAAAATAAACTTCTTCGCAATGCTGAAGCTCGTGCAGAATTAAAAACTGCAGAAATGATTGCAGCGGATATTGAACGTCATACAAGTGCTCATGTTGACTTCGATCCTAAGAAAGCTAAGACTAAAAAATCAAAAAATCTCTCAGTCATTCCAAGATTTCAACAAGGTGTTCAGACTTCACTCTCACTTGTATCAAGTGTGAAAAGTATTGTCAGTGAACTCGACAGTTATCAAATGGGTGGATACTTTCACGAAATCATCGGTCAACCAATCAAAGAAGCAAGAACTGCTAAACGTCAAGAGATGCTTGAAATTGAAACTCACGATAAAGCAATCATTGAAAAAATTTACGGATTAGAAAAATTCAAAAAGATGTTCAACGAATACATCGACGTTCCAGAATTTGCTGACATCAATGAATTAGGTCTTGGTAACGAGAAAGGTTCAATTCGTAAAGTAGATCTTCTAGTTCTTCAAGCGTATATGGGTGATCCTGAAGGTCGTAAGGCAATGGAGAACTTTGTTTCCGGTGAAGATACAGGTTCAAGACGATTGACTGTAGAAGATGTACAAACTGTCTTAGATCGTGAATTAGATCACACTGATGCAATATTTGTACAAAATTTTCTAGTCGATAGATTTAAACGTTTCGAAAAGAGAAGCTTTGATCTCCATAAGAAAACTACAGGTATCGAACCTGATATGATCAAAGGTGTTTCAGTAACTCATAAAGGTAAAGTTCTTCCTGGTGGTTATTATCCTGTTAAACGTCAGATGATGACGGATGAATCTAAAATAACCAAGATGCTTGAGTCCCTTCACGAAGCAGGATCGAATGCATTAGGGGCAACAGAAAGTCACTTCTTCGCTAAGATGAGAAGTGCAGAAATGACACAACAAGGACGTTTAAAAGAGCGTACAGGAAGTGATAGACCGTTAGATGTTACTTTCGAGAACGTGTTCGACTTTACGGAAGAGGCCGTACACGATCTTCATTTTAGAGAGCTAGGAATTGATACTCTAAAGATTTTAAAAAATCCAGTGAATATCAAAAACATTAAATCAGTTATCGGCCCTATAAAATTCACAACTCTCATTAACGGTGTAAAAGATATCGTTAGTAAAACTACTGAACGTGAAGCGACTCTATTTAGTGAAGAAGCTAATTTTATCGATAGTGGTATTCAGAAAATTCATTCACTTCACGCTGTAATGACTATTGGTATGAACGTTAGTTCAGCTGCAATTCAGGCAGACTCATTGACTAATCTCATGACTCGTGTAGGGCCTAAAGCTGGTTTATATTTAATTAAACACGCTAAGAATATAACTGCTAATCTTCACAACTTCCCTGAGATGGTAAAGCTTGCTGAAGAAATTAATCCAGATATTCGTTTTGAAAAAGATAATATCGACAACGCTGTTGTTAAAGATTCTTATGATTTTATTCCTGCAAGTAATGCTTTCTTTGAAAAATATAAAACTGGATCTGCTCAAAAAATTGCAAGCATTAGAGAGCTACAACAAAAAGCAATCGACGCTTCATTCGTCTTGGTACGTGATGCAGATAGATTCAATAAAGTTTTAACTACACTTGCCATCAGTGAGATGTTTTTAAATGGTGACGTTGAAGGTTATCCGTTAGAAAAATTAAACACGATGACTGATAACGAGAAAGCCAAGGCAATGCAAAGTGTGGTTCAGCAAGCAATCGATCTTTCTTTAACTGCGAGTGCTCCTGAAGATAAGACTCCGATGGAGAAAATTAAAGTAGCTAATCTTCTTACTCGTTACTGGACAGATAGACGTTCACGTTTAAACGCTGCCATTGCTCAAATCGATAAAGCTAAAGGACAAGCTAAAAAGGGTAATTACGGTAAAGCAGCTGCTCAATTATTAACACTAGCTCTAGCTTCAGGAATAAGTGCTGCTTATGTAAAGATGGTTAGAAAAGGTATCGATTCTGTATTACCAAAATTAAAAGATAAAGATGACGTAATTGAATTCGCTAAGTCTACAGCTTACAATTTTCTTTACTCTCCAATCGATCAGACATTAGATACTGTTCCTTTAATTGACGGTATTAAATATCAAACTGAGTTAAATGTTAAATCAGATTATAGAAATGTAAGTGTTCCTTTCTTTGGTGTTGCAAGTGATTTTGCTTCCGGTGTTGTAGCTTTAAAAGATCTTTTAGCAATGGGGAATAAAGCAAGTCTTAGTAAACTCTCTGATGATCAACGTAAATTTCTTCTAAGAGATTTTGGATACATTATCGGTGGTGCTCCAACGAATGCAATGACAAAAGCTATTGGTGTTTTAAACAGTAAGCAAGTTAAAAAAGGTAGCGAGCACATTAGAGAAGAGATTAAAGAGCTTCACCAGGAAATTGAAAAATTCATCGGTATCAATAAAGACAATCCTAAAGCTGAAGTTTTTATCAACGACTTAAAAGAATATAAGAAAACTCTTCCACACGATGAAGCTGATCCAGTTAAATCCATCATTCCTGAAAACACCAAGAAATTCATTTCTTCAGGAAGCGCATGGGACTCTCACGACTCTGTGACAGGAGCTGCAGGAACTTATCAATTCACTGAAGAGAGATGGAATGAAATTGCAGCGACAAATCCTGATCTTGGTTTAACGGAAAACGGTCGAGTTGCAAAAGATCAAAGTCAACAAGAAAAAGCGATCCAATGGGAAATTGAAGATAACACTCGTTCTTTGATGGCCTATGAAATTCCAGTGACTGCAGAAAATCTCGCTGGTGCTCATAAGTTCGGCTTTGATAATTACATCTCAATTTGGTCTGCTAAAGACAACGTGAAGTTGACCAAACTCCTTGGTGATGAAGCTAAAAAACCTGTGTTTAACGACTTAAAAACCGTTAAGGACGCTAAAGAATCTCTAAAGAGTAAAGGACGTAATCCAGCTTCATTACCTGATGGATGGGGTAGATCTGTCGTCAACGGTGTTGAGGTTTTAACTCCTCCTTCAGATTATAAAGAAGGTGATCCAAAACCAAAGGGATTAACTGACGAAGAAGTTCAAAATACACTTGAAGAAATTAAAAGTGATCGAGTCGGAATAGAAGAAGATTTAAAAGCTCCTGCTGAGAAAGATCCTATTGAAGGTAAACCAGATTATGGAATATCTGATGAAGAAATGGCAGACATAGATGCTTGGAATTTTAAACACCGTAAGAAGAAGTAAATAATTTGACAAAAAACTTACTCAATGAAAGGATTTTACTATGTCAAGACCATACTACGAACCGAAGCAATCGCCTCCTTACATAGGTACAGGATCAGTTGATACCTATACTTTCGACTTCAAAATCGAATCACTTGACCAACTATTAGTTGTTGAAGTTGATGAAAACGATATTGAACAAAATCGAGTAAGAGGAGATGATGATACATTTTTATCAACTGTAACTTTTAATTCTGACGGTGGCGGTACTGTCGTTTTAGAAGATCCGTTAGCTGCTGGACATAGACTTGTCCTTCTTTTAGCTAATGATGAACCTGCTCAAACTTTCGAATTCTCTAATAAGAGAAGTTTCAATTTAAAAACTTTTGAAAGAGCACTCGATGCAATTGTAGGCCCTATTCAACGTTTAACGTTGATTGGGAAACAAGCTTTAAAGTTACATGAAGTTGACGATGAAAATGCAATCGATATGCGACTTCCACCAGGATTCGCTGACTACGGTGATTGTATCTTGGTTATCAATGACGATGGTGATGGTTGGAAATATGGGCCATCATTAACTGCTGTTCAAGGGTGGAAAGCAGATGCTGAACAAGCTGCAGTTGATGCCATTGCTGCTGCAGATGCTGCTTTAATTAGTGAAACAAACGCTCAACAAGCCGCTGATGATTCATTAGAAAATGCTCAAAACGCTGCTCTAAGTGAAATAAACGCTGTTGCCGCTGCAGGTGCTGCTTTAGTTTCTGAAACAAACGCTGCTGCTTCTGAAGCTGCTGCAATGGCTGCTCAAACAGCTGCAGAAAATGCTGCCAATTCTACGATCTGGTCGAACATTGTTTTCTTAACAAGTGCAGCTTCACCAAGAACAATTACAGATTCTGATAAAGGAACATTGTTCGTTGTAGATACAACTGCTTCTAACTTTGTATTTAATTTATCATTAATCTCATCGTTAAATCTTACTGCTCCTTGGTCTGTTGGTATTAAGAAGTCTGACGTATCTGGAAACATCATTACAATTAATCGTAGTGGTGGAGATACTTTCGATGATACTTCAACTTCTAAAACAATTTCAGTTCCAGCTGCAGGTATTACACTTGTTCCTGATGATACAACTTCACCGGACATTTGGACATCAGTTCTCTTTGGTGCTGGTGGTGGTTCAGCTGCTCCTGATTTAAGTGGAACGTTAGTTGCTGCAACTCCAATTGCTCCTTTAAGTGGAATTGCCTTTGCTGGTTCATCTTACAACAACATTAAATTTTTAGAATCAAATGGTGGAGCAATCGTTATCGGTTCATCTCCACAAATTGCACCAGGACTTTTAATCGGCCAAGAGCTTTTACTAAATTTCGTAAGTAGTGTGAACACAATTGAATTAAACGATGGAAACGGATTAGACCTTGCTGCTAAATTCATTTCAGAAAACAAACGAAAACTTTGTTTAGAATGGAATGGTTCCGTTTGGTCTGAAAAATATAGAAGATAATTTTAGAGAGGATATGATGAAATATTTCACAAGTTTAATTTTAGTACTTTCGTTTTTTGTAACGAATGCTTTTGCTCTCTCGGTTGACGTTGATACTTTACGTTCACCGGATCACTCGAAAGTTTTTACACTACCAAATGCGACTACGACTTTAGTAGGTAAAGATACAAGTGATGACTTAAGTAATAAAACGCTTGATAAACTTGTCTCAACAACTGAACAAATCAACGCTGCTCCTACAGGGGCAAACGCTCTTGTTTCATCTCCAACAAGTATTGTTGTTTCTTTAACGAACGCTTCACTTACTTCAATTGACGGTGTTGTAGCTCCGACTAATAATCAAATTTTCATTTTAAAAAATCATACAGGTGGAAACGTCACTGTTAACAATTTATCAGGTGCGACAGCCGCAGCTCAAATAAAGACCGGAACAGGTGCAAATTTAGTCGTTGCTGATCAAGCTTCCCTTATCTTGGCATACTCAACATCAGACGCTAAATGGCAGGTTGTAGGAGGTTCAGGAGCAGGTGGAGGCGGTGGTGCAAGTTTATCAGTGTGGGTAACTGCTCACGCTTATCTCACTGGTGACATTGCAATTGAGTCTAACAAACTTTATAAAGCGTTAGCTGATCATACATCTGGAACATTTGCGACTGATCTCTCAGGTGGAAAATGGGTAGAACTTTCAGCTGGTGTTACAGATCACACGTTACTTAGTAACATCGGTACAAACACTCACGCTCAAATTGATACACACATTGCTTCGACTTCAAATCCTCACTCAGTTACAAAAACTCAAGTAGGTCTTGGTAACGTAACAAACGTTGATACTTCGACAACTGCAAACATTACAGACTCTACAAATAAAAGATTTGTAACAGATGCTAATGCTACTGACATTGCTACCATCTCAAGTAAACAAGATAAATCCACATTAACTACCAAGGGTGACGTTTACGTTGCTACTGCTGCAGGTGTAACAACAAGGCAAGCTGTAGGATCTGACGGTACTCAACCGATTGCAGATTCTGGAACGACAACTGGTATTCGCTATGGATACGACTACGATAGAAACTACATTACAAATGATGGTGCTGAGACAGATAACAGTGGATGGTCAACATTTACTAACACGATTACTGCAGGTGTTCCAACAACACTTACAGGTGGTGCAGCTCCTGCTTCAACATTTTTAAGAACAACTTCTTCAAACCTAAATGGATCTGGATCTTTCACATTTTCTAAAGCTTCAGGTAACAAACAAGGTGAAGGATTCTCTACAAGTTTTTCAATTGATAATGCTGACGTTAATAAAGTTTTAAGAATTGATTTCAATTACCAAGTAGCTTCGGGAACGTATAGTGACGATGTAATGTCATGTTGGGTTTACGATACGACCAATTCAGCGTTGATTCAACCAGCTCCGTATTTAATCAAAAACACAGGTGGTAAAGAACCGATGGCAATGGAGTTTCAATCAACTTCATCGACGACTTATCGCTTTGGTTGTGTAGTTGTTTCATCAGCTCACACTTCAGCTTTTGATTTAAAATTCGATAAATTTAAAATTTCTAAATTTGCTAAAGCTTACGGAAGTCCGGTTACTGATTGGGTAGATTTTACTCCTACATTAACCGCCGGAACACTAAATACTACAGCATATGTTGCACCTAACGGAAAATGGAGAAGAATTGGCGACTCGATGGAGATCGTAGTTGGGTTTAAAAACGGTTCCGGTGGTGCGATGACCGGATCTGGATATGTTGGTTTTGTTTTACCTACAGGGTATCATTACGATAGCTCTAAACAGACAAACATTCTCGGTGGACATAGAGTTGACGGTTACGGTGCCAAGGACTCTTTTGCAAGTAAAGTTTTCGTCAACGGTGATAATATTTACTTATGGAAAGAAGGTGTAGATTATTATTCAGTAAGTGACATCGGTGCTTCAGCTACTTTCAGTATAAGAGCTATTGTTCCTATCGTTGGATGGTCTTCCTCTACAATCATGTCGAGTGATGCCGATACGAGAGTAACTGCACTTTCACTTGGTGCACTTCCAGCGACTGCGGTAACGGCTGCTAATTCGGCATCTTCAGCTGCAATTTTAAAGTTCACTACAATTAGAAAAGATACACACGGTTGCTATAGTGCTTCGACTGGTGTCTGCACTATCAAGGTGCCCGGTACTTATAAAATTTATCTGAAAACATTTGCACCTGCACCAGCTTCAGGACTTTGGTCAGTTCAATTATTTAAAAGTGGATCAGGAGAAGCAATTTCAACATATCCAGTTACGGCCGCGACTGCTGGGTTTTATACTCTAAGTGCACAGATTGATGCCGTTGCAGGTGATACAATCGATGCTCGTGCACTTGTTCAATCTGGATCTGCAACAATTACCTTCGGACAAAACTCATCAGCTGAAGATATTTTCACCATCGAAAGAATCAGCGGGCCTGCACAGATCAGTTCTTCAGATTCAGTCTCGGTTCGTTACTCGGGAACAACTGGACAATCATTAACTACTTCAGCGACGAACGTACCTTTTCAGACCAAGAACTGGGATTCTCACGGAAATTCTTATGCTTCAGGAATTTTTACAGCTCCTATGTCGGGTACTTACTCAATTGCATCGAGAATTGCATTCACACTTAACGGTTCACAAGGGCACGGAGTGTACATGAGTGTTTGGGTTAACGGATCTCTCTATACTTATTTAGACTCTCCCGTAATTCAAACAGCATCTGTATCTTATGGGACTTCATTGGGTGGTTCAACTACTGTTAAGTTACTTGCTGGACAAACAGTGGAAATAAAAATTGAAAGATCATCAGGTCAAACAGCTAACAATATCAGTACTGCGACCAACGAAAACTTTATTGCAATTGATCGTACAGGGAACTACTAATGAAAATATTATTTTTAATTTTATCGCTAATATCTTTTTCTGCTCTTGGTGTTGAAAGAGTACAAATATTAAAGAGTGGAGTCGTCACTAACGCTGCAGAGTTTTCTACACACGCTGAAGCTGAAGCGTGGGTGAAGAAAGTTGAAGAGACAAACGGTTTCGGAAAAGCTGCGTATAAAAAAGAAATTAAAGCAGCGTACGTTGATGAAGAAGGGAATCACATTCCTGCGGTCTACGAAGATGTTCCAGCGGAATATGAAGTTGAGTACATCGACATCACAATTCAAAAAGACCAAGAACGTGTGGATGCTGAAGTTAAAAAAATTAACAAAGCTGATCGTCGTAAAAAACTTAAAGAGATTGATTGGACGAAAGTTACAACTGTAGCTTCAATTCGTGATCTTTTAAAAACTGTTATCCTGGAGATGGAAGAATGAAACACTTTTTACTTTTCTTCGTAATGCTTGCTCTTACTTCATGTGCTCATAGAGTTTTAGTTCGTAAAGACTCTTGTTCAGATGTTGCAGTTATCTTCGCTGAGTGTACTGAGGTTGATTAATGATCTTTGAACGAGAAATTTTAAAAGGTAATAAATGTCCGGTTGAATACCAGTCAGATCTTTTAGAACTTCTAATCAAGATGAATAATGTCTCGGATGCTTATGGTAGACCGATGATCGTGACCAGCGGATTTCGTACACTCCAAGATCATATCAAAATCTATGCCAAAAAAGGGATCACGGATAAATCTAAAATTCCTCTTCACTCTAAACATTTGTTTGCACAAGCTTGTGATATTTTAGATACCGATGGAACGCTTTATTCTTGGTGTGTGGACAATGAAAAACTTTTAAGAACTGTCGGTCTGTGGATTGAAAAAGATACTAAAGGATGGGTTCATTTTCAAATAAAACCATTTGCATCGTATAAAGTAGGTGGCACAATATTCTTTAAACCATAGTTATTTTTAAAGGATGCACATGAACTTTTTCACCAAAGACAAAGCTAAGTTTACTGTCGTCACTTTAGTAGCTTTCGGTTTATATCAAATCATTCCACCAACATTTAACGCTGCTAAAACAGTGTTCAATTGGGGAATCCAATACAACTCTGTTCAAGCAGCAATCACTGATCACAGTTTAAAAATTAAAAGCAATTCTACTCGTATCGACAACGCTGAAAAAGAAATCAGAAGTTGGAGAGCTGTGTGGTGTATTTCTGAATTAAGTAAAAAACAAATCATTCCTGCAGTAGCAAATGCTTGTGAGGATTGGATAAGGGAGGGATTATGAAAGTAGACAAGACGTTTTTAAAATCAAAAACATTATGGTTATCACTATTAACAATCGTTGCAGGATTTTTTCCTGAGATGCAAGAACTGATGAAAGCTCATCCAGAACAAGTGACTGCAGTTCTTGGTTTAATCTTCGGTGTTTTACGAATTACATCATCTTCTAAAATTGTAATCAAGGAAGAGTAATGAGTGTAGAAATCGGAGTTGTTCTTGAGATCATTAGTTCAAGTTTAACATTGTTCAATGACGAACGTAGAAGACATTTTGAAGGTGAACTCGAAGAGAAATTAAAAGCTGTCGAAGCTGCCAAGATGAAACGTCATCCAGATTATACAGATGCAGGACTCGCAAAAGCTCAAAAGGAATTTGATATTTTCCTGGTAGCGTATTCTAAAGAACTCAAAGAGAACATTGCTCAAAGGAAGGTAGCAAATGTATAAATTATTCCTTCTTCTCCTTCTCACATCTTGTGTAACTACTGATGCTCGTGATTGGGGGCCTTGGCAAATGGACGATGTTCAATCATCTGAAAGAGTCTGGAGAATCTGTAAAGAAGAACTCGACGGTGCTGAACTTCACAACAAAGGTTTCTGTTACCAATCTGAAGAGTGTAGAACTCGCACAACTATTTTCGGTAATGAGAAAAAAGAATGTCGTCGCTATTCACTTATTTGCATGTGGGGTGACGTTGACTGTTTAGTAAAGTTCGGTATTAATAATATGACTATCTCTAATAAAAAATAAATCTTGGAGGATTTAATGAAAACACTTTGTCTCATGGCAATTATGTCACTTGCACTTATGCTCACATCTTGTAACGACAAACAAATCAATCAAGCAAAACTTGATGTTGCTGCAAAAGTTGGAGCTGGTGTAGAAAAGAAACTTTCTGAAGAATATTCAGTTATGCACGTTGAAGGTGTTGACTGCCAAGTTGAAGCAAAAACTCTTGGAACGGTTGCTGAATTAAAAGCAATTGAATTTTTAAAAGCACATAAGGACGAAGAGGTTGTTAAATCTTCTGAAGGTTTAAGTCCAGTTGTTCCTGCTATCTGTGTTTTTGCTGTTGAGAAAATTCTACCTAAAGCTTTAGAACAAATTGATACAAAATATGTTTGCTTAAGATCGTTAGGTGCTGTAAAACTTTCTTCGTTAGGAACTGAACTTTGTAAAAAGATCGAACTCTAATAAGCTCTTCACACACAAAAGAAGGCCCTCGTAAGAGGGCTTTTTTATTTCTAAATTGTCTTTCCACCAGCTGCATTTCTATTAGCTAACTTGTGATCAGCTCTACTTTGGTTATACTTAAACTTCTCATTAGTAGCTCCGGCAATGTCTACTCTGCAAGCTCCACATAAGTCCAGGATACGTATTAAAGTATCAGCAAGTTCTACTTCAAACATTGGACGATGAGGAAGATGATCATCCATTAAACCTTTTCTCATTCCTTCTAAAGCTTCAGAAACTTCTGAGTGAACCAAAGCAAGTTTAGAAGCAATTAACATTGCAGCTTCTCTACTGTATTTACCGTTAGGTGAAACGAAGCGTACATCATCTATATCTTCTTGACTCCACCATCCAACAGCTCTATTACTTTCAAAAATTTCTTTAGCTAACTCGTTTAAATAATTCATTAAATTCTCCAACTAATTTATGTGACCACTTCATTGTAGCTTCTATCTTTTCTTCTTCCGTCATACTCATTGAGTAGATAAATTTAAACGGAACAGTTAGTTCTTCCATTTCTTTATAACTCCAATCAAGACCTTGACTTTGATAACGATACGACTTGTGATTATTTTTTGTTCTTGTAATTCTTTTTCTCACTCTAAAAATTTGTACTTGATTTTCCGGTTGTACATAATCTCTTCTAGTCTGCGATACCATCTTAAATTCTCTCCTTATGAATTAATAGTTTCTTATCTTTCTTGGTTCTACCAAGAGTCCAGTTTAGTTTATAATGTTCACATTTTTTAATGATACGACATACACTATTACGAACGGTAATCTCTTTATCAAAAGGGTGATCTGCCACATTTCCAAACATAAATAATACTTCAGCAATTTGTTCGAAAGACATTTTCTTTTTACCGATTATTTTTATAATTTCTTCTTCTCTTTCACTAAACATCACTTGCTCCCGATTATAATTTTCTTAGCTTCTTCAATGTAATATTTCCAATCAACATCATTCCAATCAAATTTAGCAGCAACGTTACACTCTTTAACTAACCATCCAGCTTGTACCGATGTCTCAACGATTGCGTACTTACTTTTATTTCCAGTATGAATACGAGAATCCCAAACATCTTTACCGATCTCTTTCATCACTTGATTAAAAAATGAATCAGTTAATTTATTCTTACGTTTGAATTGTCCGATCTCTCCTTTTGGTGGTGAGACTTTCTTCATCGGTTTACCTGATATTGAAACGTAGTAACGAACAGTTTTTAATTGTTCATCTTCACCAATATACAACGTTGAACCACCTGGACATTTATAACGAAGCATGAAATCAAAAGCATTAGTTACAAGTCTGATAGCAATTTCTACAGGCCATTGGTGAGTCATCGCTTTCTCACTTGCCATAATAGAAGCAAGGTTAGAGAAATCTTTGTTGTACCATCCTTCGTAATCTTTAACAGTAAGTGGATACCAGTAAGCACCTTTACGTTTTAATTCACCGTTCATCTTTTCAGAGATGTAATTGTTAACATCTCTGATCCACATTCTTTTATATTCAACGTACTCGAGTTTTAATCTGGTCAAACGTTCCCATTCATCACACCACAACTGTAGGAGGTATCTGTATTCTTTTTTAATTCTAACAGTAACACCGTCAGTGTTCGCTTGAATAAGTTCACAGTCTGGCATGAGTGAAATCATCTCAACTAATTGAAGGATCTGTAATTGACCATTAACCGTCACTGAGAAGGTGTATTGAGGATCGTACAACGGTGAATACATGTTGTTGGAGTTTCCATAAGCACCGTTACTAGCAAGCTTTAAAGCAGCGTTTCGACTGCTTCCCTTGGCATATCTCGCACGATCTTCCACAATTTGTTTATAGACGTTCGTAAACGATTCACCAAGGTGTTCCGGTGCGAATCCATTTGCGAGAGCGACTGCAGGGTACATACCTGTAACGTCCATATCCACAATTTGATAATCATCATCGCTATGAAAAATTTTATTGTCAGCTGAAGCATGAACTCCTCCTATACCAAAATGAAACTCAAGTCCTGCAAGATTAGTAGTGAGAGAAGGTTTTGCATCTTCTGATTTAATTGTAATTTTTTGTTGTTTAAACCAAGAGAGCACACTCTCAAACTGTTCAGTTCTAAAAAATATCTTAGGTAAAATGATACGGTGGAATTCAATTACTGTTCTATAAGTCTGACGAGGTTTTCCACCTGAGTAACATTTATATTTTCCAATTTTATTAATCAAATACTCTGTACCAATTTTTACATCAGAGTAATTTAAAACATCACCTGTTAAGATACCGTCTGTTAAATACTCTCTTCGCATGTCAACGTGGTGTTCATGAAGTGCAAAGAACTTCTCAGTCTCAGTAACATCGTGAACGTTATACTTACGAAGGTGGTCTTTTTCTTGGTCATTTAAAGCTCTTACTTTAAAAGGTAGATCTTCCAAAGATTCCGATCTCATCGCAAACTGTAAAGCTTTCAAGCTGGTACGTTTTGCATCGTTATCAAAGTGACAAACTTTAAGCATATCAATTTGTGGAATCAATCTTTCATTAATTCGAAAAGGTTTAAAACCATTTCCGTGAATGATGTTAGTTGAAATCTGATAAGCATGTTGATAAGTGAAAGTGTAAGGATTGATCATACACTCATGAAGAATTGTATAATCGTATTCCAAATTATTAAATCCGATCATCTCCACACCAACATTACGAAGATATGAAAGGTGAGTCATCAGTTCGTGGATATCGTTACGACGATCAGAAATCTCAAATTGGTAAATGTCGTTACTGTCTTTGAACTTACCACAAAACAAAAAGATGTTCGGGTAACACTCAAGATCGTAGGTATAATATTTACTACTCATAACTTCCTAAAAGTGAGAGGTGATCGGAGTCGAACCGATGATCTGGGTGTAATTTTAAAAGCTTCCCCGACTTAACCACTTGTCCACACCTCTCATAAAGGCCCTCCGAAGAGGGCATAAAACTTATTGTGGCATTGGATACGGTTGACTTGGCATTGCTGGCATTACAGGAGCTGCAGGTGCATGTGGAGCTGGTTGCATTGTTGGAGGTAAAACTCCATAGTGTGGAGCTGCAGGAGCTACATGTCCTTGTGGTGGCATTGCAGGTGCTGCTTGAGGAGCATATTGAGGAGCTGCAGGTGCCTGAGGTTGAGCTGGCATCGTAGGAGCTTGTGGAGCTGCCATTGATGGCATCGTAGGAGCAACGTGAGCTTCAACTTGACCAACATAAGAAGGAACTACATTACCAAAAACTTGATCACCACTTGGTGCATTGATAATTGCTTTACCAGCTTGGATCAACTGAACAGCTGATGGATTAACATAAAGACCAGCTTTAGATGTTCCGATAGCAGGGTGAGCTTTAATGTTTAATTGCACGTTAACGTAGTCACCACATTTAATTCCATCGTTTACCAAGATGTTTTGTCCACCTTCGAAACGGAAATACTTAATCGGAATTCTTGTCGTACACGCAATAACAATATGTCCAGCGTATCCTTCACGAGCAGAATATGAAACACCTTTATCATCTACTGCAGTATCACCATCTTTATATTTAAGTGCGAATCCAGGAGGAAGTTGACCACTTGGAAAAAGAGTCAAAGCTTCACCGTGAAGAGCTTGATAAGCTTTTACATATTCAGCTGTATTTTGTCCTGTACGAGGATCGATCTTTGGTACTGCTAAACCAAAACCGTATTCAATAACTGGTTTACCATCATTATCCAACATGACTTGTCTTGTTTGCATGTTAGTTTTTTGCTTACCTTCAAACATGTTATTACCAAGAGTCCAGATAATTCTTCCTTGTAATAAAATGCTGTTACCATTACTTTGTTGTGACATAAATTTTTCCCCTATTATTTAAAAGTTTCCTTCACACATTTATAAACTTCTTCGATCTCAGTAGCTACTAACGTCTTTGGTTCGTGATAACCGTAGTCATCTTTTTGTTCTTCTTTTTCTTCATCTTTCCACACTCTCATAGTGTATCCGTTGTCGGCCTGTTCAATTTCAATTCTTGTTTTCATACTACCCTCCTATGGGATTTGTTGTGCCGAAGATTTTATTTCCGACATCGGTTCCGTTTTTCTTTTCTAATTTTACACCTGTCATTCTTGATTCAGATAATGTTTTTACAAAGTCTTTTGAAATAAGTTTTTCAACTTTAGCAGGACTCATGATAGATTTTTCCATGATATCAACACCTGTCATAACATGAATTGCCTGAGCAGAAACACCTTGCTTCCAACTTCTATGTCCGTATTTTTCTACTTGAACATATCCTGGAATGATCTTACCTTTTTTAATTCTCGATACTCCAAGTTCTACCAAGGAGTCTTGCTTAATTTTAATTACTTCTTCAGCTCTTTTAATTTGATCAAGCTGACGAGCAATCTCATCTTCATTCAAACTATCTTGGTAAAACTCAGTCGATACTTCAAGTGCTCTGTAAAACAATCGACTGAAAGCTGTACAAGCTTCAGCGGCACCTGGACAATATTTACAATGTTGTGAAGTCTGGAAATTCTTTTTACCTTCTACTAGTTCCATCATTCGTACTTCAATCTTTTCTTTATACTCTAGTAATTGAGCGTAAGATAAAACCCATTCTCGAACATCACCATCTTCATGATGTGGACGAGGTTGATGAATCTTTAAAGAAATTTCTTCAAAGGATTGTCCACGACGAATGACTTCACCAATAGCATAAGCTAGAAGCTGCCAGTTTTCTGTAACTTCAACAATTCCCCATCCGTATTTTAAATCTTCAATACACAGTCTACCTTTAGCGTCTACGAAAGCAGCATCGTATTGACCTCTGATCCAGATTCCTGAACGAGTTTGCCAATCAATTCTAGTTTCACAAAGCACCTGAGAAACAGCACGAGATTGAATATGTTCGGCAACATTTTTCATGTACCACTTCATATCGTCGCTGAAATAAACACCATTAGATGCAGTCAATCCAACTTGTTTATTTTCAAGAATACTTTGAAGGTATTCCCCTGCAGCTGTTCCTTCTTTGGCAGGTTCACCAGCTTCTGGTTCCTCTACATCTAAATGCATGTAACCAGCACAGACCATATAACGAGCAAGTTTTGATGAACGAATTGTTGTCATAAAATTATCCTACTTTTTGAATGATTCCATGTTGTACGAAAGCATTGAACACTTCAGCTTTTTGAAGGTCATTAAGTTTCCAGATTTGATCAACACCAAAGTGAGCACATAATGAGTTAGCGTATTCTTGATTAATTTTTCCTTCAGTAATTAATGTTCCGAAAGCCAATGGAAAATTAGCAACGAAGCTATCAATTGTATGACCTGTATTCATTGTCGGAAGTGCTGGAACTACCATTGCAGGAGCTGCTTGCACTACAGGAGTTGAAACAGGTGCGGATGCCATTTGCGGAGCTTGCACACTCGGTTGATGTACACTTGGTGCAACGGTTGAAACAGCTTGACTGAGATTGCTCCGATATTCAGCTTTAATTTTTGCGAGAAGATCTTTGTCAACTCCTCTTTTAACTCTCCATGATCCGTTAGCAACTTTTTCTCTGGAAGAAGAATGAATTCTTAAGTCCCAAGGGATACCTTCAGAATCTAAATCATTTGTATCAACCTTATTTTCAGGAGTTGCAGTTGCAAGGTTTTGTAAGTTTGTAGCAGGTTGACTGATCTCACTCTC